CAAACCACATCCATCATCATCAACAAGGATAATAGAATGTTTTTCTAGGTCTACACACACATCTTTTATATACCTCCCCTCATCCTCATCGGATAAAAAGATACAAGCTCCCTTTAAATATTCGACAGGGATATTCTGATTGCTACAAAGTTTCATAATAAAAAATAACTGGGTTTAAGGCTCGTAAAGAACCTGTTAAAAATTCAACTAAAAAAATTCTTAATAGGTTCATTAAAAGTTTCGCCAAGGATAATAAGACCAGGAATAATAAAAAATAAAAAGAAGAAAAAGCCTAGAATTAACTAGGCTCTTTATTCTCCTTAATATCTAGAGCTTTATAAGCTTCTAATAATTCCTTATTAGTTGCTTCCTGGGCAAACCATATACGCTCTATCTCTGCACGTTTAGCAGCTTTTAATTCTGCTTCGTAGTCGTATTTGTTGTTAGTCATTTGATTAACTCATAAGTCATGTGTGCTGACATCAAGCCACTTGATGTATGAGAGACTCTATAACCTAAGTTAAGAAGTCTCATGTGTTCTCTATCACCTTTTTCAATCCCCTTAATAGAGGATTGGTCATAAGTCCGATAAATGTATTTAGACATAATTAAAATAAATAACTGGGATAATAAGGTTTATAAAAAACCTTTTAAAACGTCCATAACTGGACGCTTTAAGAGATTGTTTAAGAACAATAATCAACTATTTTTGAAGCCATCGTATAAATCTCTTCATACTGTCGCTTCATAATTACTCCATAAATACTCTCAGAATGGTTAACTTCATAAATAGAACTTATTTCAGAAGAACTATCAAAGTAACCCCTGGAAACATCCTCACATAACCATTTGGCTAGTCCGTAATTATAAACATTAACCAATGAATCAGAAATAATGTCTATGTGTTCATAGGCTTCTTCTTCATTGTTAACGTCATAATTATTTAAAAGACTATCTAATAAAGAATGAATAATGTCATAACGCCAATCATTAGGAGCTTCATCATTATGTAGTAATTCAATAAATCTTTGAATCTCTTCTTTATTCTCTAGATCTTCTTTTAAACAATAGAAACAACCTAAACCAGGTTCCCTCTGTTTTTGCTCTAGTGAATTATAAAGAGTCTCTAGATTCTCTTTGAAAGTTGTTGTTGTTGTTTTAATCATTTGATTAATAAGTTTCTGGGAATAGTACTATAAAAATAATTTCTAGTACTGATTGCATTATTAATATAAGGTCGCTATCGATAATATAAAAACATAAATATCGTTACACTTTGTAACAATAGACCCTATATATCCCCCCACCCTGTCCAATTATTGTCCTTTTACTGTCCAAAACAATATAAAATCTTTAAAAGACCAGGTATAGATTAACTTGCAGTGCTGTCTCTATGACAGTACTACATATAAAAGACTGTAGTTATAGCTTAAATATCTGCAAAAAGTCTTATATATGGGGTAAATCTTAGATTTGTATATATGCGTAAACCCTTCAAATTTTTGTGGCAAAAATCTTTTATAAGACCCTATGTAGAACCACCCAGAAGGAAACTACAAGGGTCTTTTATAGGGACTATTGGGGAGAGAACCTATGGATTAATTATAAAGAAGATGCTGATGAAGGTCAAATCCATGGTGGGTTTATAGTCTAGCTATGATAAGTCTATGGATGGAACTTAGCGACCCCCCCTATAATCCCCCCCATGATCTATCTACAAGTGGCCTTTAATAAGAATTACTTATAAAGCCATCGGTATTATCATTAGAATTACTTATTTGAGAAGGAGTCATACCCATAGCTGTCTGAGTAATGGAATTATTCATAAGAGAACCCCAGTTATCAAGGTGAACTCTTAGTAATTCATCTTTACGGGATCTTATATTACGGTCTTCATCCTGATTCATGTACTCAGTCCAGTAAGCTACAGCACCAGATAGAGCATCTAAGATGTCATCGTGTACAAGAGAACCTCTATGTCTTGTTATACGAGACATTTGATAGAAGAGTTGCAGCTTTAGTTTACGTTCTGGTGCTTCGTTGGGGTTGGATCTGTAGTCTTTTTCAACTACCTTACGGTCAATTATGAGCCTATGAGAGTTCATTACAGGTTCTAAGGTATCTATTATGCGTAGTTCTTTGGTTTTATTGTTTCTGACGTCTTTCACTTCACAGGGATGATACCGCATGAGGAAAGGTTTCATCAGTTCTGCAAACATACCACCACCCATATTGGATTCTACAAGGATTGTATTTACTTTATTAGTCTTGGCTATCTTGGATAAGGTTGTTAATACTGCATCACTGTAACCACCGTTAAGACCTCCTGCATCGGGAACGTATAGATTTCCATTAAGCATCTTCACAACAGCGTAACCAGTGGCATCACGACCCTTTCCAGAGGGGTCTACGAACATAACAGAGCCTGTATATTCAATCCAGTCGCCAAATTGTTGTGCAGGGCGATAGAAATGATCACCATTAAACCCTACACAGGGTAATTCTTTGATGACGTATTCGGGAGAAGAAGACCATATGACCTTTTCTGGTGCATGATCAGGATTAACACTGCTGATGATAAGGTCTGATAATTTTAGAGGGTATCTATCCTGGTCTGATAGGCTAGTGTCTAGCATAAACTGTAAAGAGAACCCAGAACGACCATAGGAAGCCTCTCGTTCCATCAGATCTATTGAACTGAATCTTTCTGGGTCAACAGGATCTTTAGGCTTTACAAGCTCTTCTGCAAGGCTCTGAGCTAACTTAGGAGCTAATCTGTCTCCATAGTTGTTTTTAAGTTCTGGATAACGTGCAGTCCAGATGCGTGTGGTATATCCTCTTTCTTCCAGTGTCAGATATAAAGATTGTTCTGTTTGTGGTGTACCAAGAAAGGTAATTTTACCGTTAGGTTTTAATATTGCATCAAATTCTTTTACAGCTTCACTTAACTTGTCTCTCATTGGTTGAGTAAAACTGTTATTGGGTACTTCCACGTCATCTGCTATTACTTCATCTGCTCTACTACCTGCCATCTGTCCCAGAACGCCCTGTGACTTTACTGAAGGTGCGTGGTCAGCGTGTGCAGGTCCAACATCAAAACTTATCTTACTGTTTCTTTGAGAGTCATCTGGTCGTAATGGAGCAAGTACAGGCATCTCATTGATCAATCTCATGGTGAATGTAGAGAAGTTATCTGCTCTGTCCTTACTTGCAGATACAACAAGAAACTTTAATTGTGGATTCATCCGTAGTTTCCATACGACATAGGTAGATGTAATCCAACTCTTACCCACCCCTCTAAAGGCTTGTATGATCTTTCTACGAGGGCCATGTTGTAAATACTCGGCTATGTCCAATTGAACTGGTGTGGGGTCAGGCAGGTTAAGATGACGCCAGGTAATTATTAGAAAGTATCTAAAATCTTGTAGTTTCTCAGGAAGTGGTTGCATAAAGATCTTTTACCCTCTGTAAAGGAATAGCTGCACATTGAGGTACAACACTATTGCCTAATGATCTAAGTCTGTCCACCCGACCTCGTAGCCCATCATCTCCTCGACAAAGCACGGATTTAGATACATACTTTCGCCATTCTGGGGATAGGTGTGGTGTATTGCTCTGCCAAGTGAATCCTGTTTTTTGCATTTCTTCGTTGATTGTGAACTTCCGTCTTTCCATTCCCTTGCTGTAGGAGTTGGTAAACTTTGTAGATGATTGAATAGCTCTACTGCTTGAGGGTTCACTGCTTCTCTCAGATTGGCAAGATTGGTTCTGCCCTTCCTGTGTTGTGTCACTTGTTTCACCATTGAGTTCACACTTCTCTGCGGAAGGTGATCCATTGTTGTTGGGGTTGGAAGTAAAGCTGCTAAGAGTGGTGTTCCTCCCTGTTTGAATTTCACTCTCTGTTCTACTGCTTTGCTTGCTATTGGGGTAGGCAACGAGCCACCACCTGTTTCTTTGGTGACAGGCTCCCAAAGAACTTGCTGGTATAACTGACCATTCTGCATCATACCCTGCTTCGGAAAGCTCCCTGAGAACAATGTCCAACCCTCTATTAAGGATCGCTGCCACGTTCTCCAAGACAACGTATTGTGGTCGTACCATGCGTATGACTCGCATGAGTTCAAAGAAGAGTCCTGATCTTGTTTCTTCGGTAATGCCTTTTTGAAGACCTGCAACTGATATGTCTTGACAGGGAAATCCTCCTGTAATGACTTGATATTGAAAAGGTTTTGCTGTAAAGGTTCTGATGTCGTCATGGATAGGAACGTGTGGCCAGTGTTTTTTGAGGACTTTTTGACAGAAAGGGTCAATTTCTATAAACTGAGTTGTTTTAAAACCACCTATAAGTTTTTCAGCAGCGTAGGAAAAACCACCGATACCTGCAAAGGTATCTAAAATTTTCATAAGCTATCTTTCAAGTACAGGAATTATATCTAAATCTGGTAAGTTTGACATCAAGTCTTCCATAGGATTCTTTTCTGTTGGAATACATTCAATACCATTATCTTTTAACAGTTGTCTTGCTACGTTAAGATCACCTGGTTTTGCTTCACCACATTTTATTCTTCCTAATAATTCTTGTATAAGAACAGTTTGAAGATTTTCTAATAATTCTAACTTTTTTTCTTTTCCCATAATTAGAATTGGTTTTGAAACTAATATACCTTGTTTTAGAAAATTATGCCTAATAAACTAATCGGACAAAGATTCCAGATCAATGATCGTGTATCTAGAAAAAACTATTCTGTGATAGCTAATACATATAAAAAAAAATATGGCAATATTACTGAAACTATAGAAAGAAAAAATTCAGTGGGTACTAAAATGTATTACTACAAAGTGTTGTGGGAAGATAATAGATCATCTGAACACGCCCAACATAGTCTTGATTCTGTTGAGTAAACTTTTCTTTTTTGGTTTTAAATTATTTTTGTAATGATGAAGAGCCATTTCAGTTCTTAATAACTTAAGTTCTGTGTCAGTGATACGTTGCATTGCTGCCATAATAAGTAAATTTTGCATTTTGTTCTCTTTTACTAAAGCAAAACAATATGCTTTCATAATACTTTCTGGTAGTTCTTCCACTTCTCTACATTTCATTTCTATTTCCAACTCAACTTCAAGAGGTGGTTCACCAATAAGTATTTTAAAGAACTCTTGACTGTTCATGTCAGTTCATTTTAGGAAACAACTGCTGCTCCAACATATCAACGGCTTTGTCATCAAGAGTATTCGAGGTCTGCTTGCAGATTGCACGAAGCAAATCTACCACTAGGCGTTTCACAGCAGTTGTAGAAAAGAACTGCAAAAGCAAAGGTTTTAGAATTTTTAACATACCTTAAAGTACTAATACTTTACAACATACCAATATTTGCTAAGTTTGGCACATAGCTGCCTAAATAAGCAGTGGTCAA